GTAAACTCAGTTCTACATACCTTACTTTGTCCAAGCAGCATACCAGCATTAAAAAATGGTATGTACTTTACAGTATTGGCTCTAACAGAAAATAATGCACTATTAACTGTACAAAACTTTTCATGAAAGAAATTCTTCCCTGGTGAAGGAGTAAGTCCGGCATCTGGTAAATTCGATAACCAGTTGCTATACTTCTCCTGTGTAGTGCGAAAAAGAATATCATCACCATTGATGATAACATTCAACTTCCTAAAATCACTAACCTCTGGTTCAACTGAATGCCAGTAGGTCGCTAAATTAATAGCACACAAAACCATAAAGGAAAGAACAGAGCCCATTAATTGTCCATTCTTCTGAATGACGGGCTCAAGCTCAATACCATAGCTTTTGGGATAATGGATTTTATGTTCATAAAGAACACGTCTCAAGTACCGGACGAGACGTCCATCAAACACTTTAAATAGTGATAACTTTAATAATAATTTTTCAAAAAATAATTTTGTTAATTCGATCTTAATGTTATCAGTTGCAGCAGAGAAATCACCACTAGCGAAAATTCCACTAGGTGATCTTCTGACCAACTCTTCTATATCGCTCACTTCACAAGGAGCGCCAGTTAATTTAAACTGGAAGTGTCTTGAAAGGGATCTATGCATATCTAACTGCAATCCTTTTGCAGCTGCGTACATATGACAATTAGACTTAGTAATATTTCTAATTTTCAAAGGTTCACAGATAGGATATACCATAGCGTCACATTGAACATCACTAGAATCATCTAAAAGATCCTCGATAGTTACTGTATTAAAGCCACGACGTTCCATCACTCCTTTACGGGGATGATAGTCCATAGCTAGTAACTCATCATTTGATGTGTGACCATTACGTACATGACTGTACAGTAATTCGCCTTTAGCTCCACCACTGACTGTGGAAGCTTCCCAACAAGCGGACGTAGAATACTCATTAATGGTATTCCACTTTCTGAAGTCCATATTATCTATAATATTATCAAATTTTTCACTAAGTGATTTTTTGAAATCTTCAGAAACCGGATCAGCTACCTTATCCATGGCAGCACGATGCTTTTGCAGACTTTTTGCAATAAAAGTCTCCGGAACCACCTCAGCACATCGCTTATTATTAGCAATGGACCAAAAGAGGTGTTGTGTTCTATCGGATGTTGATAACATACGGTTACGTAACATACGTCGGATAGAACCACAAAAAAGGAGAGGTATAGACGAG